TATAGCATTTACTAGATACTGTTCTCTTACTTTTTGAATACGACCTCTGTCGTTTTCGTGCTCCAATTGCACTGTGACTGTCCAATAATCCATTTTATTTAATTTTAGTTAGTATATCCTTTTGTGAATTGATAGAATTCTGCTCTTGCTGAATCTTCCTCTAGGAAACATCCTGTAAGTTTAGCTGTCTTCATAGAAGCTCCTTGATGTTTAATTCCTCTACAGCTTACACAATTATGTCCTGCTTCAATCATAACTGCAACTCCTAAATTACCTTCACAGATCTTATTTACTGCATTATGTATTGCAACTGTTAGCTGCTCTTGAATAGCTCCACGTCTAGCAAATTGTTCTACAATTCGATTCAATTTTGAAAGACCTACTACTTTACCATCTGCTGATGGAACATATCCAATATGGACTCTTCCTGTAATTGTCTGGTGATGATGTGAACACATTGAGGTAACTGGTATGTTTCCTTCAAATACAATTCCATCATAACCATCTGAAGGAAATGCTGTAATTCTAGTTAGAGGTTCAAATCTACCAGCCCATAAATCATTTACATAAGCCTTTGCAACTCTATTTGGAGTATCAGATGAATTTGGATCATTTTTCCAATCACATCCTAAAGCTGTAAGGAATTTTCCAAATGCTTCAGCTGCATCTTCAATTATGTATTGCTTTTCTAGATCTGTTAATCGAGCTTCTGGACCATCTATTAATTGTTTTTCAGCTAATTGAGATGATATACCATTAGCAAATCCAGCTTGTACAAGTTCTGTACCGTCGATAAATTTTTTATTTGACATATAAGATTGTTTTTATGGAGGTTCTACGACTCCTGTTATAGTACTAATATATTAATTTTATTTTGATTTTCCAACTACTTCTTAAGATAGTCTTGGATTGCTTCTGAATCTTTTCTTTCCCATGGATAAACAATCCATTCATCTCCTACCTCTTGTGCGTAGAAGGTTGGTTTATGTTTTGCTGTTGGCTTACAATGAAGTACAGCTGTAGGAACTCCTCCTAGAATAAAATTTAACGTTTCTCCTGTATCGCAAATATCATCTATCACTAATGTAGTTGGATGAATAGAGTATACGTAAGGAATGTTTAATTTATGTGAGATCATTACTGCTGGAATTAGTCCTCCTCTTTGCATTCCAGTTACTGATGTTATTATTCGAGTCTTTTCAGATATCTGTTTGCATAAGTTGTTTACCAGTATTTCAACATCATCCCAACTTAAGTATATTTTTCCGTCTGCTTTTAGTGCCATACTATACCTTTGCTATTGTAATACCTTCTACTCCTGTAAGAACAATCTCTCCTATTGCTAATTGTACTGTATCATTTTGAAGTTCTGCCGTAACATACTGTACCAGTTCCTGTACTGATACTTTGTCTTTGAATCCTGCTTTACCTGAATTACTTACAATAAGTTCTAAGTTTGTAGCATCCACTAATTTGTAATCCCAGATATAAAGTCCATCTGCTTTAGGATATGATTTAGAAAGATCTCTGTCTTCTGCTAAAATAATTAAGTCTTGTAACGTCATTTTGATTTTTATTTAATTGAATATTTTTGTTTTCCGTCTGGTGATTGTGCTTTTATTTCTCCATTTGCTAGAACTGTTAGTTCTAAATCAAACTCTTCTTTTAGTATTCCCATTACTTCAATGGCGTTCATTCCTCTACTTTTCCATAGAGTATGAAGAGTCCTTAATATCTCTTCTGCATTTGCTTTTCTCATTATACTTCTCTCAGTTTATTAAACGCAACGTTCGTCTTGGAAGGCAATAATATGTGGCCTCCATGTTAACCTAAATCCATTATCTCTTACCCAATCAAACAGTTTTGGATATGACTGGAACAAAGCCTCTCTTGTATCTCCAGCTGGCATAAAATATACTTTGTCTTCTGGAATATCCATCATGTGAATGAAACTTAAGATCTCTTCTAAAGTATCTTCATCTTCTCCATCCCATACAGGTTTTAAATGATAATCAGAATGGAATGTAATCATCTTAGCAATTGCTTCATAATTCATTCTAAACTTATTATGTTGTTTAATCATTTTTTCATCCGTAACGTCTCCTTGAGGTGTAAGTACTCCGACTTTAGGTACTGAGTTACTAAACTTAGGTGATATGGAAAGTAAATTAATAGGATAGTCAGTCTCCAGATAATGACTTCCTTCAGTTTCAATAGTGATAAAGATCTCTCTTTCATGTGCAAAATGTGTTAATTCATTTACCAATGCCCCATGCATAGTGGGGCTTCCTCCCGTAAGCATCATCTCTGTGATGTGAGGATTTGCATCGTACATATCAATTATGTCCTGAAATTTGTAACTTCCCTTTTCTGGATGGATGGAAGTATACCAACTATCACACCAACCTCCTTTATTGAACCAGCAGCGGTGCGTACAGCCACTTGTTCGAATTACAATTGTAGGATATCCTGCTCTACTCCCCTCACTTTGGACTGCGGAATAAACCTCAACTATTGGTAAGATTTTATTATAATCTTCAATTCTTTTTAACTTGCTCATATTACGTTTTCTTTTTTTAACATTAACCTTATTTGTGTATCACTTGTATTAAAAATTCTTCCGATCTCAGTGAAACTCTTCTTCTGTAAATATAGTACTTTTATTTCAGAAATCCTATTCCAAAGGTCAGTTCTTCTAGGTTTTTTTAAATCTGCTCTACATTTTTGGGATTCTGAAGGAGATCTTTTTTCTATGTTATTCTGTTTTAAAATTCTACCTATTACTTGAGGATTACATTGATACTCCTTTGCTAATATATGAACTCCTTCTCCTGCTTTATATCTCTCTACAATTTGTTCAGAATTAATATTTACATCTTTTCTCATATTTCCTGATGGGTATTTTATTTTGGATTGTTTATTTGATTCAGATTGATTTCTTCTTATGTCTGAAGGAATAATTCTTTTTCTGATCAATGTAGCATCCACCTTATAATCTTGAGCAATTTCTTCTGCACTCTCTCCTTTTAGGTATCTCTCAACAATTATATCAATATCCTTATAAACATCTAACCTTAGAGAAGCCAAAGCTGATCCAGAAGGTCCTCCTGTTCTTTGATTATATGTATTAGGATTTATTACATACAAATAATTTACAAGTTCTATCTCTCTTAAATCTGCTTCTTCTCTAGTATTAAAATACTCTAAAAGTTCTTTTTAAAAGTTTTGAATTCCTACTTTCTTTATCTCTTCTTTTAAAATTAAAGAAGAACTCATATAAGAATCTTCTTCAGGAAATGGATGTGACCTTACCCCGATATATTCTCGATTATTTAATAAATTTGTAATTTTATAAATGTAATGTTTCATAATTTTTCTTTATTATAAATATCATAGAATTACAAAAACATCGATGTTATTTTGGATTATTTTAATTTAATTGGTAATTCAATTTGATCTCCATTTGGCTTAGAGTATACAGCATGAGTTGGAGTTAATTCAAATTCCAGCCCTTTTAACATTTTAACATACCTTTTACCAGTCCCTGGTTTCAAGTAAGCAATAGTTGCATGTGGGTGATAATCAGGAAAATTTGTTGTATGAGGATATTTAGCCAATTCAGCATTAGCTTCATGTAAATTAGGACCTTTAACATCAAACTTAAATACATCGTATTGAGGATTATTAAATGTAGAAGCATTAAATAATTTACAAGTTCCGAATTCAAATTTATTTAGAACATTAATTATATCCTCATCTGATACTTCTTCATGTAAACCAAATAATAGTGTAGTATGTGGTTCATCTTCAAAACCAAATGATCTATCACCTTCTTCGGTGTATACATCTTTAGGATTAATAGCATCCTGAATTTTGTTTATTTCAGGAAAATCAAAGTATAACATGGCACATCCGAACTCAAATTTCTGTTTTTCTTCCTTAAGGAGGTCTATTAATTTTATCATATTATTTTATATATTGCTGAGTTTTTAGCATGTTCATTTACTTCTACTTGAATAATTTTAACCTTCCCTTTTGAATCGTTTTCCACCCAAGGATTTAATTTATTATAAAGATATTCAGCAAATCTTTCACATCCAGTATAAGGAAGTATTCTCAATTGTATAATACCATCTTTATCCATTTGTTTAAAAGTATCCATATAAGGATCATCTTCAGCTATAAGTGTTGTATGATCTAATAGATAATCCATCCAGACTTTAGGGGTCATTCCCTCTATTAAATATTTAGATCTTTTAGCATGTCCGAAGTCCCATACCCAGTTTCTCTCATCTAAGTCTCCTTCAAAGACTATTTTAAAAGAAATACCATAACCGTGAAGAAACTTACAGTGAGTACCTTCTGCTCTCCATTGACGAAATACTGTAGAGTATCCATCGAAGATCTTTGTTGATTGAAATTTCATATTAGTTATTTTTATTTAATATATGGACTTTATTTTAAGATTCCAAATTTTTTGGATAGTATTTTTCATAAAGCTCTGCTTCTTTTCTCCCACAATCATCACATTGCACTCCTCTTCCTACTGTGTTTAGTAGTTGGTCGTACGTTGCCAAGCCGTCCAATTCTTTCATCTCTTCTTCAGTAAGATCTTCTCTTTCTAAATTTTTCCACCAATTTTTAGTATACCATTTTTCTGAGAATTCTGGATCTATTTTGATTCCGTAGTTGAATTCTTCTTGTTTCAGAATTCTTATTTCATCACCATCAATAAACAATAATCTGTCATAAATCATATCGTCTAAGTCTCCTACACCAGAATTCATCCACTTTTTATCAACAGTGTCGGCATAGTTATTATAAGCATCGATCAAGTTCCATTTCTCCTTCTTTGCTTCTGCTTCTGGGATTGGAATACACATTGCTATAAATCCATGATAACAATTTTCCTTTTCTTCACCACAGTGATGACATGTTTCTAGTTTATTTTCCATCTCCTAAAGTTTTCTTAATATATTCGTCCCATCCTTTATTCAAATCATCTAAAGCATCTGCTATACCTCTTAAAGCATATGAACTCCAGTACCCTGACGTCTCTATTGTTTCGTATCCGTAGTACCCATCGTCTTGCATGACAAAGCTGCCTATTATTTTTTTCTTATTGAAGTATACTGTGTATACTCCAGCTTTAGTATATTCTATGTGTATCATTTCCAAATTAATTGGATTAACATTATACAAACTGCTAGTGCTAAACAAACTAGAGTTTTTAATGTTAGAGGTTCTTTGAACCACATCCAAGACATTACTGTGAATACGATTGCTCCTATAGCAAATCCTAAAAGACGGGATGGCCATAAGTTACCATGGAAGTGTGCTACCATGTACTTGGTTGTTCCAAGATACATTAACGATAGAGGTATTCCAAATAATGATAAAGTAAGGGGATGTTCTTTCATCCATGTGTACTTAAACTGTCCCTGAAGTTGTACGAAGGTTAGTACTTGTGCTAGTACTCCTAAAAATAATCCTATTATAAAATTCATATAAGGTGTAGTAAAAGGTATGATAATTTATATCCTGCAAATGCTCCTAGAGCTGATGGAATGGGGAATACTATTAGCTTCCCTAGATCTGTAACGTACTTTGGTCTATTGACTATCTTACCTAAAAATAAGTAATACGTTACGTATCCTAAAAATACTGCAAGGTCTGCTCTAGTTGCAATAAACACAACTAAGGTTGCAGATAGAAATCCAAATAAGAAATTATCTAAAGCACCTCCCCAAACTTCTTTTTTAGATGCTGAGTTATAGTCTCTGACGATTTTTCTTACTTTTATTTTATGCTTCTTACTTAATTGTGGTATTGGATTATGCACAACTTAGTTACTTAAAGGTGCTTTTATTGTTGGATGTGATTGATAATTTACTATTTCAAAGTCACTTATTTCAAATCCTTGTAAATTAGTATCCAATGGACCTACTCCACATTCTCCACTCAGGGTCTTCCAGAATTCTGTATTGATATTAAGTGTTGGTAGTGGAAAAGGTTGTCTTGTTCTAGTTGGAATGTTAAATTGATTTATCCAATAATGTATCATTTTTTCTGTAAATGGAGATAGGTCACCAAAATCACCTTGGTTTAAACCATTTTTGTCTAATACCCTGCCTCTTGCAATATCTTCTGACACTAACTCTCTCCTTTCTTCCCAAGTTAGCTCTCTTCCAATTTGTTCTTTAGCAGCATCGATATGATTTGAATATAAATGAACGTCTCCAAGGTTACCAATTAGTTCATCTGGAACCATATTAACTTCTTTTGCAATTATTTCTAATAACAATCCATAAGAAGCAATGTTGAATGGTAAACCTAAGAATGTATCTACTGAACGTTGATTCCACATTAAAGAGATTG